TATTCGGCAACAAGGATTCCTACGGCGATGTTGTAGTCAGAGGGGCATTTAGTTCGTTTCTGCATCAAATAAGTTTGAGTAAAAAAGTTGTGCCGGTGTTTTACGGACACAACATGGAGGATCCGAGAGCAAATATTGGCAGGGTTTTGACTCTTGTCGAAGATGATTATGGGCTGAAGTTTGATGCTCAACTGGATCTTTCCGGTGATACTTATGGTCGTATTGTCTATGAACAGCTGAAGGACGGCCGTCTCGACTCCATGAGTTTTGGGTATCAGGTTCTAGATTATTCGATGGGGCAGGACGTCACCGAGCTCAAGGAGCTTGAGCTGTTTGAAATTTCTGTTGTACCTATCCCAGCTAACCCGGCTGCGAAAGTTACCGAGGTTAAGGCCGGCCGAGCTATTTCGGCCAAGAATATGGATTTGATTAGAAGGGCCTATGAGGCTCTTGGGGAGCTACTCGACGCATATGAGGATGGTCCCGAAATTCCTAATGATGGTGGCCAGAAGGGTGTTCCTATGGCTGAAATTATGGCCCTGTTGGGCATTGAGGAGGAAAAGTGAACATTAGTGCACTTCAGGCCCACATCAAGGGCCTCAATGAAAAGCTTGAGGAGGCCACGGCCGAGGCGTCCAAGAGTGGCGGTTTTGGTGCCCGTGTGGCCGAGGTCAAGGGACTGGCCGCGGAGCTGGCGGCTGCCCGTGAGACACTGAACAGCCTGCTGGAGTCCAAAAACATCATGGATTCCATCAAGGGTATTGACGTGGTCGAAGAAAAGGCCTCTGAAGAGAAGACGGCGCGGACTCTCGGCGAGTTCGTGGTCAAAGCTGTTGGCCCTCGCCTGGTACAGATCAAGGGCACGCGCGGCGTGAGCGTGGCTGCTCCCGAGTGGCTGGGTTTCAAGGAGAGTACGGACGTTCAGAAGACCCCGACATCGGCTATGCCGTGGTCGACTGAGCTTATCCCGGGTTTGGTGACGGCCCGTCGCCGTCTTCAGGTAGCGGACCTGTTCTCTCAGGGCACTACCGATTCGGCTGCCGTTTCGTGGCTCGTAGAGGGTACGCTTAAAGGTGATGTCGGTTTCAAGGCCGAGGGCGAGGAAAAGCCTCAGTTCCATGTGGATGATCCCACAGCCGTAACCAGCCCGTACAAAAAGATTTGCGGGTTCGTCCAGTATTCGGATGAAATGCTGGAAGATTTTGCCTTTTTGGTTTCGGAAATCAACGGGCGCGGCGTTTATCAGCTCAAGCTGGCCGAGGAATCCGCCCTGTTGAGTGGTGATGGTTCTGGTGCCAATATGCGGGGTGTGCTGAAGACTTCGGGCGTTCAGTCCCTCACCAAGGGTACGGACACCGAGGCGGATGCCATTTTCAAGGGTATCTCCGCTGTCGGCCGCAGCTCGGGTTATACAGCCGATGCTGTGGTGACAAGCCCCGCTGTTTACGAGAAGCTTCGTTTGGCGAAGGATCAGAATGGCCAGTACTACGGCGGTGGCATGTTCTCCGGGCAGTACAGTCAGGATGGTCTGACGCTGTACCCGAGCCTGTGGGGCCTTACCACGGTCGTCACTCCAGCCATGCCGGCAGATACGGCCCTCGTTGGTGCTTTCAAGGATGCCGCGACTCTGTATCACCGCGGTGGTGTTCGCGTGGAGACCACGACAAGCCATGCGGACAACTTTACCAAGGACATCGTGACTACTCGTCTTGAAGTGCGTGAGCTTCTGGCTGTGCGTCAGCCGCTGGCTTTCGCAACCATTGATTTGTCGAAGTGAGGCAGCGTGGACATCTATGAAGTTCTGCTGCACGGTGACCAGGTGACGATTCAGCTGTCCGCCGAAGATGCTAAGCGTCTCGGTGTCGCTCCTCAGCACGCGGCGGAAGAAGTCGAGGAGAAGGACAAGCCAAGTGGCAAGTAGCCTTATCACCCCGGCCCAGCTGGCAGAAGCCAGTCT